CTAAAGTCTTTAAAGTCAATCTTATTGAACTGAAGTTTCTCACCCCATGCCTCAAGAGAATGACCGTTATCTCTTACAGGATCGGTTAGTTGAGACAGTATCAATGTGTCCTCTACCTGTGACAGTTTGATCTGTGTACCTAACAGTCTGTTAAGAGTGGGTGCATCAAACGATATCCCATTGTGCATTATAAACTTGTTCACTCGTTTAGCAAAGAGGGGAAATGTATCAATGCACTGATCACCCTTCCACACATGATGCTTACCTGTTTCTCTGTCCTTTGCTACGATACAGTGCACCAGTGTAGCGTCAAGAGAATCAGTTTCAATGTCCAGTACTACATCCATTACAGTGCCTCTTCTAAGTTATCTTCCTCCCCATTATCGCCTAGATTGTCTACCTCTGTCAAGCGTCCTGTGTCCTTGTTAAAGAACAGATGACATGCAACACCAGTATCTCCTGCGTACCTGTTCTTCAGCACGCGAATGGTAGTAGTGTTGGCAATGTTAGGATCATCTGATTGCTGATCACGTTCCATAGCTACCACTGCATCAGACAACTGTGCAATAGATTGTGATCCACGTAGATGAGCAAGGCTAACTTCCTTGCCGTCTTCATGTCCCTTGTCACCACTGCCTCTGCGTAGGTGAGAGACAAGCAGCAGTGCTACGTTAGTCTCTTCCACGATAGATCGTAGCTTGGTCATCAGGTTGTCAATGTTTCTACGCTCATCGTCACCCTCCAGACCTGACACAAGAATGGACAGGTGATCAAGGAATATCCACTTGCAGTCCAAGGCTTTGATCATGTAGCGAATACGTCCAAGTATCTCGTCAGTCTTCATGCTACCAAAGTGATCGAAGGCAAAGAATCTACGTGTACCTACTGTTGCTTGCTGCCATGTAATCAGGTCTTCACGGCTGAACTGTTCTCGTATCTCCCTGATGTACAGTCGAGCGTTAGCTTCCACCGACATGAGATGAAAGATAGTTGAACGTACATTCTCTTCCAAAGAGATAACACCAATGTTTTCTTCTGTGTTGTTCAGAACATGGTGCATCAGTTCTCTGATCACACTTGACTTACCAGTGCCTGTACCTGCAGTGAACGTAACCAGTTCACCAGTACGAATACCATATAGCTTGTCGTTGATACCGTGCCAAGGATAGAGACAGGTCTTGTAGTTACCTTCCTCATACAGTGCGTCACCCATGTCAGCAAGATTGAGAATACCTGCAGGTGTATATATCTTAGCGTTCCACCATGCACGAGTAAACTCTTCACGCTTACCGTTCTGAATGTACTCACATGCATCCTTGTACTCAAGGTGCACGATCTTGCATTGGTTAGGTTCAAAGAGAGAAGCAACCTGCTTTGCTGCCTTACGCCCTGCATCGTCGTTGTCAAAGCAAAGTACAATGTTCTCGTACTGAGACAGGTATTCTAGGTTTGCTTTACAGTTGCGCAGTGCTGATGCAGCACCGTCCTTGATGGAAAGGACAGGCCATTTACTGCCAAGCATTTCATATGCAGCAAGTGCATCAAGTTCACCTTCACAGATGGTAACGTACTTGCCACCCTGATTGAATAGGTTTTGTCCAAAGAGTATACCTTGTCCTACATTACCAGTGGTTCGAATTTCCTTGGGCAGATTACGAACCTTGTCACCTACATGATTGTTGTCCTTATCATAGTAGGGATACCAGTGCTGAATGATCTTGTTTGAATTGTCTCTTACTGTTCTTACGTTGTACTTCTTACAGGTAGCTTCTGAAATCTTACGGTCTGGAATGCTAGTGATCTGGCCATTGATGGTCATAGGTCGTACCGTGTTGTGTTGCTGTTGAAGTTCTGACATGCTGTCATCCTTTGATTTAAAGTAAGTTGAACAACTGTAACACCAAGAATGACCATCACTGTATGTCATACATGCATCACTGGATGTACACTCAGGGCAAGGACCGCGCTTTACTACGTGACTCTCTGTTTTTATCATAGCTTTACAATCCTGTAAACAGTTTCGTTTCTTTCGCCATACACAGTGAGCTTACGCTGACTGCGGCTTAACTTGTTAGCGTACTTGAGATGGGTAGTCAAGGACTTTATTGACTCAAGAACATCCTGCATCTCGTCTAGTGTGCCTGTATCAACAGACTTGTTGTTGGTCTTGTTCACCAGACGGTACATATTTTTTATCCTTGTGTTTAAGTTTACGTGAGTAAAGTGTCTTGTCCTTGACAACCTTATGTCCCAGTGCACGCATCCATCGCCAGTTAGGATCACGATGTTTGGCTATCTTTTTCATAGTGGTTACTCCTCTTGGTTGTTTAGTAAGTCATCGACAAAAGCCATGTCACCTGCCATAATCTCCTCTGTTTCCATTGATGCTAGTTTCTTTGCTTCTTTTCTGTTGTACCCTTCTTGCATATACATTGTCAACAGTTCTCGAAAGATAATCTTTCTGTCCTTTTCCCAGAGGTTCTTCATTTACCCTGCCCTCTGTATCTCTTCCAGTTCTTACGCTTGTGTTTATTCTTGGGGTTAGTGTTAGCTGAATGACCAATGCTTGTCTGTTGGTGCTTGTTCAGTTCTAACTTCAACTTAGTTCCTATGTCTTTCTTACTTGCCATCTGTTAGTGCCTTCCATGATACAGGAAATAAATCCTTGATGATGTTATTCCAACTCTCTGCCAGTTCTTGTATCTCTTTTTGTGCGTGCTTGTCAATACGTAACTTGTATGCACGGGCAAAGGCAGAGAGAGAACCAGTAACATAATAACTTGTGTACATAGACTGAGGTAAGACCATCCTTGCTTGTTCAGCACACACTCCAATACTGAGCAGTTGCTTATATGTTTTCAGACAGTCATCATAAATTTCTTCTGGATACATGATAAGACCATTAGCTTCTTCCTTGTCTCTTAGTTTATCGTTAACTTCCCGTGACGTTAACCCGGTATAATGTGATCCTTGTTTTACATTATCAGCTTTGAATCTCCAAAGATCAGGAAGGTAAAACTCTGGTGTGTCATCAACGTACCGTCTACTTACTTCGTTATAACTAAATCCTATTGTATGTTTGAACCTTTGCCTTGCAACAAAGATAGGAACAGTTTCACGTAGAGTTATCATGCAATGTGTGAATGGTGTGAAGTGATCATGCTTGGCAAGGTAACGGATCAGTGCAGCATCCTTCGATGACAGTTCCTTACGTACACTATGGTTTACTTCCCATTCACTCTCCTTATCAAAGGACACACGAGCAGCATTGACTACGGTCAAGTCAGTACCAAGGTAACTTATAAGTTCAGCTTTCATTATTGGCTCACAAAACTAATTAGGTGCACGGGTATCATTACTGCAATGGTAGAGTTGCCGGTGAACTGCATACTTGCAATAAGACTTTCTTGTGGTGGATAGATTAGAGTGTAGTTGTTAAACAGGTTTGAAGAACGCATCAATGAATAGTTAGCTACGCCCTTCTCAATACCCTCAAAGTCATCGAGACATATGACAGCATCTTCTTTAAGAATCTTAGATAGTTTTTCAATATCATTTTTCTTAACTCGTCCATCAATGTTCACCATGTCAAAAGACAATTGACTATTATCCAGTAGTCTGTCCAGCATCTCTTCACTTGGTTTGTTGTACTGTACAATTTTACAGGCAGTATGTGATGGCAATGGTATGTTATTGTTAACGTCACAAGTATGTATCTCCACACCCTCTCTGTCAATACCCTGTGCCATGGACAGAGTAGACTTACCAATATAAGTTCCTATCTCTAGTATATTTTTTGGCTGAAAGTAACGAGCAAGACAATACAAAGCGAAGCAACTGAACGGTGGAATAGAACCTGTTGGTATCTGTGCTTTCTTTTCAAGTTCATTAAGCATCCTCATAGTGTCGAACAGTTCATTCCTTTCTGCACACCAAGACGAAGACTGTTCAAATACTTTATTCCAAAACGATTTGGAAAGTTCATAGGTAGATATTCTAATAGGATTCATTTAACTTTCTTTCTGATATCTCTTCAAGTTTAGCTTCAGTTGCTGATAGTTTTTCCTTTAAATAATTTACCTGTTCTTTAAGTTCTTTCGTTCTTTTGTATTGTTTGTACAGTTGTTCATTTAATATCCTAACTTCTTTCTTTAAGATAAGTAGTTCTGTTGTCATGCTAGAAACTCCTTAACAATTCTGTCTCTCACATTTGATATACCCTTTGCAAGTTTGAACAGGTCATCATGCTGTAGCTTGCTAGAAGGTTCTATGTCATTCGTTAAGTCAAGCAACTCATTCAAGTCTTTGATAAGATTAGGAATAACGCCTGTCTTGTAGTCTGTCATTCTTCTTTCCTCGCTGTCTATCAAACCTTGAATATAGATACGTACTCTTACTGGGTCAAGATGTACAAGTTCTCCGCTTGAGATATCGTCAACAAAATTTTTAAGATCATGTGACAACACTCTCATGTTAGAAGGTATCCGTAAAGCCAGAGTCAGGATACTCTTCTTCCAATAACTTTTTAAGTTTTGGTTTGAATGACTTACTCTTTGTTTCTAGCATGTGTATTGTACATCCAAGTTCAAAGCACAGATAGTCAATGTCTTCCTCTCTGAACATCAGACCTGTATTATCTATATAGTCAAGAGCAAGATCATCAAAAGAAATTTTCTTGACGGGTTTTACACCATGTACTGCATCAAGATAGAAGGCAACATACAGTCCATCGTTGTGCATCTCTAGTTGCACACCAATGTCATCAATCTTAAAGCTACCCTTGATCATAACTGTTCTAGTCCTTTCTCTGTTGTGTAATAAACTTTACGTAGACCAAACTCTACGATGCATCTATAGCATCCCTTGCATGGTTTTGCAAGAGTTGTTTTGAATTTGTTTGTACGTTCATGTTCTCTCTTCACACGTACAACAACCATCGTACACCTAGACAGGTCATCACCTACTGTTCGTACTGCGTTCTTGATTGCAGCTACCTCTGCGTGCAGGTGTATGGCATGTTCATGCTTGCCATACTTAGCTTGAAACGGATCAGTCTTGTATGAATTAACACCAAGACCTACAAGACTATGCTTGCACCATACACCTGCCGCAAGACGATAGCAACGAACTGGATCAGTGATATCTTCTGCCACCTTGGCAAGTAGATCAATCGCCTTTTCCATTCGGATAGTCAATGTCTTCTCCATATTGTTTGAGTGCAGTGATAAAGTTAGCATGATCCATTAACACATTTAGAATAGATTGTCTAGGTACTTTTACTTCCCTTGCATTCTTTCTTGCTTTGTCCACTGCCTGATGTAACAGGTCAAAGTCTTTGTCAGTTGTGTATAGTTTCATCTTCACTCTCCTGCCTTAGACTCAGACCTAGACCCAGACCCAGACCAAGACCAAGACCCAGACCCAGACCAATCCCCAGACCCAGACCAAGCCCCAGACCAAGACCAAGCAGACCAATACCCAGACCTAGACCCAGACCTAGACCTAGACCAAGACCTAGACCAAGACCTAGACCTAGTTCTAGTCTTAATT